GCCGCCGAGGCCGACGAGAGGGAGCCCGGGTGCGCTCGGATCCAGCGCGCTCACGCCTCACCTCCCATCGCGAGGTTGGTGATGGCGCCGCGGTTCGTCACGTCGACGTCCGCCATGCGCACGCGGATCCAGTTCGCACCCCGCACGTCGAGCGGCGGCGTTCCGTGGATCGTCGTACCCGACCCGCTCGGCGCGAGGGAGTACGCCATCGCGTATCCGTCGATGCGTCCTGAGGTGAACGTGCTCGTGTCGAGCAGCGCGATCGGACACCAGTTCGTCACCGACGCGGGCGACGTCGAGGGTGCATCCATCGACACGTCCACGGCGAAGATCGGTCGGCCCGTGGTGCTGGATCCGTGGCGCGCGTAGCTGCACACGAGGCGCAGCGCGGAGAGACTGCCGATGAGGACGGCGCCGCTCGTGCCGTTCGCGGCGTCGGTGCTCACGGTCCCCACGACGGTCGCGAGCGACGCCGGAAGGGTGAGCGACGCCGCGCGGAGGGTGATCGGAGAGAGGATCTTGGACATCGCTCACCTCTCGGTCATCACGCGGAGGTGACGACCTCCCACGCGGAGCCGTTGTAGAAATTCAGCTTGTTCGTCGTGCTGTTGTAGACGATGAGGCCCGCGGTGGGGCTGGAGATGGCGTCGCGCTCCGTACCCGTCATGCGCGGCGGGAGGAAGCCCTGCGTGGTGCTCGTGATGGTGAGCGCGGCCTTCGAATCCGGCGCGCCGCCGATGCCGACGGAGCCCGAGAAGAGCGACGCGCCCGAGGCGACGCGCAGCGCGTACGCGTTCGTGATCGTCGCGTTGGTGCCCGCCGTCGGCGCGCCGGAGATGTCCACCGTGACGGCGGTGGTGATGGTCGACGCGCCCGCGAAGGCGTAGGTCGGCGCGACGACGCGGACCGCGCGCTGCGTGGTGATCGCGCCGGTCGCCCAGGTCACGGTGCGCCCGAGGTTGATGTACACGTCGTTCTGCTCGGTCGACGCGGTCCGCCCGGTGTCGGCGGCGCCGGTCACGGTCAGCGCCGTGCGCACGCCCGACGTGGCAACGCTCGGCGCGACGGTGAGCGAGGTGTTGCCGGTGATCCCCGCCGTGACGGTGAGCGCGCCGGTCACGCCGAGCGTGCTCGACATCGTGACCGCCGCGGAGAAGGTCTGCGCTGCGGTAAACGTGTTGGTGTCGTCGGTAGACGCCGCGGTGACGAAAGACGCCGGATTAGCCATGATGACCTCGGAGCGGAAAGAGGGCGGTTGTGTTGTCCGATGAGCGCGCCTCGCGGCGCAAGGATCGCGCAATCAACGCTTGCCGAGATCGGCCGTGCATCGCGCGAACACCGTGGGGATCTTCTTCGCCCCACCCGTGTTGTTGTAGAGCTTGAGCTTGCCCGTTGTCGGGTCGCAGTAGATCCACATGTCCGCGTAGATCTTGCAGGCGTACTTGCCCGATGCGATCACGGGAGGGTTGCCCGGGGTCGGTGCCGATCCGCCCGCGTCGAGCGCGCCGGTACCCGTGTAGAAGATGAACCGATACACGGTCGCGCTCGATGCGAATGCGTAGTCGCCCGCGCCACCGGGGTAGTCCGTCGACCCGCCGTGCTCGAGGTACTCCCCGCGGACGATGCGATCGCGCCAGTCGATCGAGTCATCGATGAGCAGATCGCCGCCCGTGTTGAAGTCGCTCTCGCTCTGGAAGGCGACCTCCTGGATGCCGGGGATGTTCGACCACGAGTTCGTTCCGCTCGCGGCGCGAAGCCCGTACAGGTTCAGCTGAATCGAGTTGAGATCCGAGCTCGCGACCTGCTGGTTGGTCGTCCACGTCTTGACTAGAGGTTCCATCGTTCACGCCCTCAACACGGTGTTGTCCGTGAGGCTGTTGGTGTCGTCAGTGAGGAAGTCCGTTGTCTGCGTCCCGGTGTAGACCGCGTCGACGTGCGCGGGCTTCATCCTCTCGACGACGGCGCGCACGTCGTAGAACGTCGCGCTGTAGACGGGCGGCGTCCCGTAGACGTTCGCGTCCATCGCGACGACGATGGTGTGAACGTTCTCCGGCGCTGCCGTGACCTCTGACCAGAGCGTCTCGATCACATCGGTCGAGGTCCCTGCGAGATCTCGGATCGCATCCTCGATCACGCGCGGCGCGCCGACGAACCCGGCGCGAGCGCGTGCGAGAAGCGCGCTGCGTCGTCCGTCCGTCGACGTGCTCCGCGCGGTGATCTGGTAGATCGTCTCGTACTCGGGGAGCAGGTACGTCGCGAGGTTGACGTACGCCTCGGTGCCGCTCGACGTGGTCGTGCCGCGCGCGTCGTTGACGGCCATGCCGAGCGCGAGAAGGTCCGCCGCGTTGCGCGATCCGTCCTCGGCGCCGAGCCACGGGCCGAGAAGACGCCCGATCTGGCGTGCGACGGATACCTCGTCGTCCTTCCCTCCGGTCGTCGGGAGGGGCTGCGGCCCGCGGCTCACGACACGCCCCCCAGAAGCCCGCGCAGGGCGCTCCCCGCGCCGGGATAGGCAATCCCCCGGCGCGCGTCGTATCCTGCCCTGCGGAGGCCCCTGATGCGATCTACAGCCATGCTCGTCCTCGTCCTACTCGGGTGCGCCGTTGACCCGGTGCTTGCGCCTCGCGATTGCACGCCGGGACAGACTGTGCTCTGCGCGTGCCCCGGCGCGAGCGGCGTGCAGACCTGCAGCGCGGAGGGGACCCTCGGCGCGTGCGTGTGCAGCGATGCGGGCACGGCGCCGGATGCGGGGGAGACGCGGGATGTGGTCATCGTGGACGCGGGGCCTCCTCCCGAGGACCGCCCCGACGCTGCGGTGCGCGATGCGCCAGCGTGCGCGCTGGACACCCGCAACGACCCGATGAACTGCGGCGCGTGCGGTCGTGTCTGCCGATTCGCAGGGGCGAGGGCTCGATGTGTCCTCGGCGGATGCGTGTTCGATGGCTGCTTGCCGGGGTACGCCAACTGCAACTTCCACACGGAAGACGGATGCGAGATCCGCACGGACACCGACAACCGCCACTGTGGCGCGTGCGGTCGCGCATGCGCGCAGGGGCAGCTCTGCGGGCGCGGCGTGTGCGGTTCGACCTGCGGGGGCAATGGACTCTACGAGTGCGACGGGCTCTGTCGTGACCTCACCAGTGACGACGCGAACTGCGGCGTGTGCGGCAACCGTTGTCCGATGGGACAGCGGTGCTCCGATTGGATGTGCCGCCCGATCTAGCCGCTGCTCTCCTGCGTCCACCCCCATGATCCGAGGAGCGCGGCGAGCGTCGCGAGGAGCGCATCGTACGTCTCCGACGCTGGTGTCCCTGCGTAGACGCTGAGGGGCTCCTCCGTGACCAGCGCGAGAAGGTCGCTCGGCCACGCGGGGACCCACACCGCGACGCGAAACGGACGGCCCGTGCGCGGGTCGATCGATCGCCCATCCACGCCCGTCCACGAGAACGCCTCGTCGGACACGTCCACCGTCGCGCCGCCATCCGCGCTCGGATCCTCCGTGACGACGATGGAACCGACCATGCCGAGCGCCGAGGGCGTGGTATCGCGCGAGCTCGTCGCGCTGGTGCTCGTCGCGGGACGCGGACGCGTGAACGTCGTGGTCGTCATCAGAGCGTCACCCGAAACTCATTGAGCGTCACGACCGTCTTCGCCGCAGGCGTCACGTCCGCCGCGGGCGACGTGACCGTCGCGGAGAGCACACCGGGAACGCCGATCGCCGCCGCCGCGAGCGCGGTCAGGTACATCGTTGCGACACCGCCGTCGTCCTCCGAAGGCCAGCGCGATGCGGGCGACGTGTCGCCTGGACCGAGCCCATCGAAGTAGCCGAGCACGGCCTCACGGATCGCGTTGAAGTTCCCCGGCGCGGGGTACACCGTCGACGATCCGACCGCGTCCCCGATCGCGACATCGTCGACCGTGAACGTGGTGTTCGTCGTGTCGAATGAGCCCGAGCCGAGCGTGAACATCTTCCATCCGCCGCGGTAGTTGCCCGTGCCGATCTTCACCAGCGCGCGGAATCCGACCTTGTCGAGATGGTCACCGCTCACCACGAGTTCGGTCACCGTGGCGCTCACGACGGTCATGGTGCCGGTCCACTGGCCTGCGTTCGACGCGGACACCTCGAGGTCCATCACGATGGACCGCGCCGAGGTGCTGATCTGCTGGACGCAGTAGTTCCCCGGCGTGACGACGACAGGGCGCAGCGGGTCGTTGGGGTTGCTCGATACGTCCGTGCCATCGGGGAGCCTGTCGCCCTCGATGTAGTCCTCGACGCGCGTGAGCTGCGCGCCGCCCGCGCGCGTCGAGCCGTCATCGCTCGGCACGATGCGCGTGTTGGTCACGCTGTCGCCCTGCGCAGGACCGATCGCGACGACGGTGACGCATCCGGGGGTGTTCGCGGTGCCCGCGCCAGGGAACACCGCGGGCGGCGCGAGGAGCGGGTAGACGTAGGCGTCGGTGATCTCCGTCCCGGTGTAGCTCTTGACCCACTCGCGCCAGTCGGCGCGGTTGCCGGAGCCGGGGCGCTCGCGGCGCCGCGCGATGATGCGCGTTGCGAGCGCGTCGTCTGTCTCTGCGTCCGTGCCCGATCGCAGCGTGCTCGCGACGGTGCCCGTCGGGTTGAGCCCCGAGGGCGCCGACGAGAACGTGAGCGTGTCGCCGGTCGCACGCGTGCCGCCCGCGCCAGACTCCAGCGCGCGCACGTTGATCGTGCCCGTGTGACCGCCGCCCGACGTGGTGACGCTCGCGCTCTCGACGACGTAGACGGTGCCGTCGGAGTACGCCATGCGCGTCCCCGCGGGGATCGTGAACGTCGCGTTGCTGCCCGCGCTCACCGTGACCGTGTGCCGCGCGGTGAAGCCCGCGAGCCGGGTGAGCCCGTCGACGAAGGCGTGACGGTCCAGCGCATCGGTCGCGGCCTGGTCGGGGAGCATGTCCTTCGTGACCTGCTCGGCCTGTGCTTCGAGTGCCTCGATCTGCACGGCGAGCGCGGAGGCGAAGAGGTACGCGTCCGATCCGGGTGCGGTGAGGAGCGTCTCCCCGCGGGCCGCGTAGAGCGCGGCCCAGTCGGAGAGGATCATTGATCGGATCGTGTCTCGGGATCGTCCGGTGAAGGCCACGGATCACACCTCGCCAGTGACGCGCTGCCGCGTCTGCGTCGAAAGCTGAACGTCCACGAAGGACACATCGAAGGCGATGAGCCCGCGCGCGGGGAACACGTCGACGCGCACGGCGAGGTCTGTGATCTGCCCCGAGCTGACATAGCGCGCGAGTCCTGCGCGGATCGCGGCCTCCGCGCGCGCGGGCGCGTCGGTGCGGAGCTTGTCCACGCTCGACCAGTCCACACCGAGCGCGGGGTCCACCGGACACGCGCCGCGCTGGCATCGCAGCGCGATCGTGACCAACTCCGTCGCAGGCGAGGTCGCGCGCTTCCATGTGTTGCGCGTCGCGTCCCACTGGACCTCGCCTGCGACGCCGGAGCGTGCTCTCGTGATCGAGTACGTCATGCCTTCACGTTGGCGGCGCCGCCGCCGGAGTCGATCGTCCCGGTGAGAGTGATGGGACCTCCCGTGCAGGGACCGCCCCCGGGCGGCGCGGTGATCGTCGCGATCTGGAGCGCGGTGAGCGTCACGCTCACGGGATCGGTCACGCGCGCGACCTTGAGCGATCCGCCGTTGAGCACGATGTCGCCGCCGCCCGACGTGGTGAGGCGGATTGCCCTCGCGCTCGTGGCGGTGATCTCCACGTCGCCGTTGGCGCGCAGCCGGATGACTGCCGTGGAGTTGTTGCTTCCGACACCGTAGAGCCGCGTCTCACCATCCTCGACGGACTGCGACGCCGCCCCCTTGTCGATCAGCACCAGCGCGACGAGCTCGTCACCGCGTCGGACGCACACGGCCTCCGTGCTCTCGGTCACGGTGGGCGACGCCATGAGCCCCAGGGGCTGCGCGATCTCGACGGCGTCGAATCGCTCGGCGTCGTTGTCAGCGCCCGCGGCGCCGGCGGCGCTTACCTGTGCCGTCGTGGCGCGCGTCGAGGTGGACACCGACACCGCGTTGACGCGCGCGAACTCGATCCCGTCTCCGTCCATCACGTCTCCGGGCTGATCACGATGGATCCGAGCGGCACCATCGTCAGCGTCGTGGTCTGCCCCTCCTTGCGCGATCCGCTGAACTCGACGTCCGTGATCAGGAACGGCGCGTCTAGCGGTCTTCCGTCGGGGTCGATCATCAGATCGTCATGCACGCGCACCACGGTGTTCACCGCGTAGAGGCGAGGCTGTCCCTGCACCGTCTGCCCGTGGCCTTGCACGCGACAGGTGTAGCGGTGGAAGTCCTGCATCCCGTCCGCGATGACGCGTTGGGCCTCCTTCTGCGCGGCCTGGAGCGTGCGGGCGCGCTCGCTGCGAACGTGTCGCGGCTGCGCCTGGAGCGTGTCCAGCACGAAGCCGCGCGTCACCGCCGCGTTGAAAAGCCCCGCGTTGTTCTCCTGTGCCCGCGAGCGCGCGCTCACCGCCGCGCCGCGCACGGTGCCGGTGTAGACGCTCACCTCAGTCGGCACCTCGCGGACGCTGAACGTCTCTGCGCCGTCGAGGATGTTGCCACTGCCGAAGCCGCGCGCGTCGAGCCGTCGCTCGAAGGTGTACGCGGGCTGCTGTTCGTAGTCGGGTGCGTCCACCACGATGCCGACGGTGCCGTCCGTGCGCGGCGCGACCCACATGAGGAACCCGAGGCGTCGCACGATGCTTTCCGCAAGGCTCCACGCCTTCTCCCCGGGACGCGGGTGCGCGAGGTCGATCGGGCTGCGACGACGCTGTGTGCCGGGAGAATGCGCGCCGGGGCGCCGCGCGCCCTGGACCTCGCGCGCGGCGGCGGCGGGCGTCACACGCACCGTGAGCCCGAGCGGATCGAAGATCGCAGCGAGCGCGTCATCGAGCGCGAGGCCGCGAAGCGCCAGCGTGGGATCAGCGTCCCACGACTGCGCAGGTCCAGCGAGGTCACGCCCCGAGAGCACCGCGACGCACTCGTCGTGTCCGCTCGCGTGTCGCTCGAATGCCTCGATGCGTCCGGTGAGCTGCGGGTGCCCGTCGATCGCCAGCGTCACACGGTCGAAGAGACGCACGCGACGGTTGAGCACCTCCCACGTCGTCGCGCGGTCGCGCGAGCGCCACATGCTGAACGTCCAGGGCTGCCCCGCGCGCAGCATCGACAGGGACACCGTGTAGCGGTCCCACACGTCGATCTCCGTCGAGGAGGTGCCGAGTGTCAGGGAGACGGGATGCGTCGCAGCCATCAGGTCGCGGGCTTCGGCAGGATCGTCAGGCGTCGGCCCGCGGGGATCGCGAGCGGATCAGCAACAGCGTTGGCGCTGCGAATCAGCGACGTGAGGGTCGCGTCACCGTAGACCGCGAGCGCGATCTCCCAGTCAGCCATCGTGCGCGGCGTCGTGTAGTAGGACACGCGCGCAGCGGAGGGGATCAGTCGATCGCGAAGCGCGTAGATCCCTGCGCGCAGCGCCGCGGTCGCGACGTACGCGTTGTGCGCGCTCGCGCTGGTGACGGCGGTGAGCGCGAGGTTGGCCTCGACGGGAGCGAGCATGAGCCGCAGCGCGGAGGCGGTCTGCGTGTAGGTGCGCGGCGCCGCGTCGAGGTACGCGAGCTGCGCGCTCACGGTCGCGCGCGTGCTCTGGTAGCCCGTGGTCGTCGCGTTGGCCTTGTCGGCGTCGGCGGCGAGCTTGGCCACGTCCTGCGAGGCGTTGACCGGATCACCGCTCGCGTCGTCACCGACGAGGAGCGCGACGCTCGCGTTGTGCTCGGTCCACTGGATCGTCAGTCGTACGCCGCTGCGATCGGCCGCGTCTGCGCTCTCGCTGACCTCGCCAATCGCCGCGGTGATCTGGCCGAGCGTCGGATGCACGAGCGTCGCGATGGGGCGCTCTTCGATCCGCGTGAGCAGGTCGAAACGCAGCCCCGGGAAAAGCTCTCCGTAGCGCGCGACGAGGGACGGCGCGTTGATCAACGGCACCACGAGCGTCCCGCGGTACGGGCGTCGCCCCGTGGGCTCCACGTCCGCGCCGGGGCGACGGTACGCGAGGTGCTCCACGAGGTCGTTACCGCCGCTCCATTCCGCGCGCTCGACGGGGAACACGATGCCGTCAAACGAGCACTCCGGCAGGCGTGAGAGGGCGTCGGTCATCGGGGCGTCGTCGGGGTGGCGGAGCGCGCGTGCGCCGCGGTGTGCGGGTCGATCGCTGCGGTGAGCGGCTGCGCGCGCAGGGCGCCGACGATGGCGCCCCCGATCTGCCGCGCCATCTCGCCCATCGCAGCGCCGGGGGAGAGCGCGGATAGACCCGCGTTGACGCGGTCGATCGTGCTCGCCTGTCCGCCGCCGATCTGACCTCCCGTGATGGCGGTCCGTGCCGCGCCGAGCGCCGAGAGGACGCCGCCCGCGCCGAGCGCGAGACCGCCGAGCCCGATCCCTGCGGCGGCGGTGCCAGCGGCCGTAGGAACGCCCGCGGCGGCAGCGCCAGCACGCGTGCCCGCGATGGCAGCGCCGATGCGCGGGAAGACCGCGCCGCCGACGATGCCGCCGAGGAGACCGGCGCCAGACTGCACCGCCGCGGCGCCGATCGGGTTGCGCGAGACGAAGTCGTCCAGTGCGCGAGAGAACCGCACCACGGAGCTCGTCCCGTCGTTCAGTGCGCGTAGCCGCTGCTCTTCGGAGGAGCGGACCGCAGTGAGCTGCTCCGCGTCGCGCATCTGCCGCCCGCGCTCCACGTCCGCCGCGCCGAAGCGCGATCCCTCGCGCTGCATGGACGCCACGTTCTGCGCGATGGACTCGCCGCCCTGCCCCTGCGAGGCGAGGAGCAGGAGGAGGCGCCGCTGTTGCGCGTCGAGCACCATCGGGGCGCCCGGACCGCCCGCGCCAAGGAGGTTCGACACGCGGTTGGTGTCGCCGCCGAAGCCCGCGACGAGCTGCGAGAGGAAGCCCACCGCGGACGTGCCTTCGTTCAGGCGCGCGCGGCCGTTCTGCATCGTGAACATCTGCGCCGCGAGGGCCTGACCCGGTGCGCCCGCGCCGCGCAGGCGCGCGTAGAGCGACTCCTGCGTGCGCTCGTTGGTGATGCTACCGCGCGTCTTGGAGAGCGCGTTCAGCATGTCGCGCGAGCGCCCACCCGCGCGCGCCGTGACCTCGCCCACGGCCATGGTTTCGAGCGTCGCGCTCTGCACGGCGCGCGAGCGCTGCTCCGCGGTCATCCCCGCGGTGACGCTCCGCGCGATGTTCTGCATGAGCGGACCGAGCGCCTCGCGCGTGACGTTCGCGAGCTCGATCGAGCCCGCTTGCGCCATGCCCGTCATGGCGCGGATCGTCGCCATCTGGTCGTTGCCGGTGACGCCCTGCTGTTGGAGCATCCCCGCGACGCGCAAGACCTCGCCCGGGTCCTGATAGGTGTTGCGCGCGAAAGCCATCAAACCTATCTGTCGGTCCATGCCCTGCGCGCGCGCCGCGGCGCTCTCGCCGCCGAGCACGTTGAACTGCGTTTGCGCTGCGGAGAGCCCTTGCGCCACGCTCTCCATCGAGAGTCCGCGAAGGGAACCCGTCGCGACCTCTTGCTCGATGCGCGCGCGCATCCTCGTGGCCTCGGCGCCGCCGATGTGCGCCTGGTAGAACGCGCCGTTGAGCACGTTGTCGCTCTCGGCGCGCTGTCGTCGCGCGTCGCGAATCTCGGAGTAGGCGACGCGCCCGACGTTCAGCGCGGCATCGCCCCCGACGTTCAGGCCGCGACGCACGCCGATCCCGATGTCGCGGCCCGCACGCGCCTGCGTCCTCGACACCTGCGCCGCCTGACGCGCCTCGCGCAGACGCATCGCGGTGCGCTGTCGCTCTTCGCGTTCGGTCGCGCGGGTGCGCTGTCGCTCTTCGCGCTCGACGGTGCGGGTCTTCTCGCGCTCCGTCGCGCGCGCCGTCAGCATCGCGCGGCGCGCAGCGTCCGACGAGGCGCGAGCTTCTCGGTTCGCTGCGGCGATACGCTCGCGGCTCTCGCGGTTGGCCGCGCTCGTCGCCGCGCGCTCTGCGGCGCGCTTGGCCCTCAACGCCTCGCCCTCCGCCCTGCGTCGTGCGCGCTCCTCGTCGCGCGCGGCCTTCTCGCGGTCCTTCGCGCCGCGCCGCGCCTCCGCGGTCATCGCGGCTTGCGACGCGCGGGCGACGCCTCGGAGGTCGCCCATCGCGCGGACCACGCTGGACGTGTCAACGTCGATCTGTAGGACTGCGCGCGGCACGGTTCAGTCGATCAATCCGAGTCGTCGGAGGAGTTCGTCGCCGTGTCGCTCTGTGGCGACGTAGGCAAGGAGGGTGAGTTCATCTGCCTCGTCCACCGATGCACCAGTTCGCGCACGATGGACCGCAGCGAAACGCTGTCGTAGCCGCTCAATCGCTGTAGCGGCAACGTCCCTTTTCCCAGGGCGTCGACGAGCGACGCAACCTCCTCCGCGGTCTTCGCGGTGGTGATCGGGGATCGTTCCTGCACCCATTCGAGATACTCCTCGAACAGTGCCGCGATCTCGTCTGCGTCGAGCAGCGCGCGCATCTCCGTCGCGTCCTTCGCGACCGGCGCGTTCGGCGGCGCGGGCTCCACCAGCGCGAGAGCGATCGTGCGGACCTTCACCTCAAGATCCGTGACGCTCTCCCCGCTGGTGGTTCCGACGAGGAAGTCCTCCGTGAACCCGCACTCCGCGGAGAGCCACCGCAGCGCGTCGGCACGCACGCGGAGATTCTCTTCCGTCGTGAGCGTGCGAAGCGCGAGCGGCACGCCGCGAAGCCGACCGCCGCTCCCATCGAACTCGATCAGCTTGATGGCGCGACCGCTGCGCGAAGCGTCGAGCGCCTTGCGCAGCGGGGAGCGATCGTCTCGGATGAACTGCGCGGGAATCTCGGACACGTCAGACGCTGCCCGCGCTGGTCCCGTGGAACTCGAACGACACCGCGTTGGCGTTGTCCACCGAGGTTGTCACGCGCACAGAGCGCACATCGCCCGTCGCGTTGTACGTCTTGCCCGCGATGGAGAAGCCGAGCGACACCTGCGCCTGAGCCTCCGCGACCGCGGGCCAGTCGACCTCCATCCCGCTGGAGGGGATGGCGTTGTCGACGCTGACCTGCACCTTCTTCGGCCCCGCGGAGAAGCCCGCGCGACCGAGGAGGAGGGTGTTCACGTCCTTGTTGTCCGTCTCGACGTTGAACGTGATGCTCGACGCCTGGAGCACGGGGACGCCGTTGTAGAGCACGAAGCCCGGACCTGAGTAGACGGCCATGTCGGTGATCTCCGATCAGAGCTGGCGGACGTTGCCCGCGACGAGGTGGAGGCCGGGGATCACCTCGGCCGGGATCTCGCAGTCGAGACGACCGGACACGAGCGCGTTCTCCTCGACGGTGAGGAGCGAGAGGTTCGCGCTCACGTCCCGAAGGATCGCGGCGCTCTCCCACTCGGTGAGCTTCTGCGCAATGCGCGCGCGGACGATCGACGGCGTGACCACGCGGGACGCGGTGGGCGGCGCGTTGGTCGCGCTGTCGGCGGCGAGCTTGCAGCCCGCGAAGGTCGACGCGATATCCGAGCGCAGGCTGTCCGCGACGTAGTCGGGCACCGTGACGCTCGACGTGTCGAGCACCGCGTAGTTCGGCGTGCCGCTGCGCAGCGACCGCGACGTGATCGAGCGCACGACGCTGGCGTAGCCCGGACGCGACCCGCTCGCGGCGAGCGGCGTGAGCCCGTTGTTCAGCGCGTTCTCGATCTCGGTTGCGGTCGGCTGGTCCGCCACCACGCGCTGCATCACCACGCTGGCGAGTTCCAGCCCGTCGAGGTTCGCTGCCGGGTCCGAGGACTCACCGACGAGAAGCCCGCCCGCGCTCGCGTCGCCGTTGAGGCGCGCGGCGCAGACCTGCGAGGCGCACTCCCACACCGGGAGCGGTGACGCGTGGTGCCAGACCACCTGAAGCCGCGCCGCGTTCTGACCCGTCGCGAGCGTGACGGCGTTCGCGTAGGTGTCCGCGGTGCCGCACACGGCCTGCTCGAGCTTCTGCACCGTGGGACCGGCCTGCGCGTTGATGTGCGTGACGATGCGGCCGATGTTGGTCGCATCGATGCACGCGCCGACGATGCGGTGGTAGCGCACGGGCTCGATCGCCGTGAGGGCGTTGACGAACGAGTCCTGCGTCGCGCCGCTCGACAGGGTGATCTCGCTCCCGAGCGTGCCGGTGCTGGACCAGATGCCCGTCGTGCTCCCCGGCGACGTGGTGGAGCCCGTCGTGATGCGCGTCTCCGCGCCCGTCGAGGACACGAAGTAGGCGTCGACGACGAGGGAGTTGCCGCGCGGCCCGTCGTGCTTCGCCGTGATCGTGACGACGCCCGCGGAGTTCTGCGCGTAGATCGGGAGGTCCGACGCGTCGTTGATCGCGTCCGCGACGGCAGCCGCGATCACCGTTGCGCTGTCGCCGCTCGCGACCGCCACGTCGATGACGGTCCCCATGAGCCGCAGGCGCACGGTGAACGCCGCGCTCGCGGTCGTGGCGAAGGTGAGCACGCCGCTCGCGGGCGTACCGCTCGCCTCGGCGACGGGGCAGGCGTAGAGCGTGCCGTCGGGGTACTGCGCGAAGAAGGCGAGCGCCATTCGGTGCAGCTCCGAGCCGCGCCCGAAGAGCGTCGCCGCGTCGTCACTGGACGCGACGAACACGGGCTCCTCGACCGCAGCGGTGCCCGCGGCGAGCGAGTAGGACGGCGACGCCCCGGAGAGCGCGCTGAGAATCGCGTTCCCGAGGAGGATCACCTTCTCGGGCGCTGCGCCCGCGCTGGTGCCGGGACCGCCGATGACGACGTTGAAGTTCACGCCAGGCGTCTTGCGCGACGCCGGGACTCCCGCGACGGTGATGGTCACAGCGACACCTCCTCGTGATCGTGATCACGCGACGTGCAGAGCGCGAGCTCGCCGCGCTGCACCGCGCGCATGTGGTAGCCGTCCGCGGGGACCTCGACGCAGCCCGCGAGGAGCGCGTGCGTCTTGCGGTCGCGCCCGACGAAGCGACCGGGCATCCCGGGGACCGGGAGCCGCGCGTCGCCCACGGCGCGCACTCGAATCGTGTTGCTCATGTGACCTCGGAAGAGAGAGGGGGATCAGGTGTCGGTGTCCGCGACGAACTGCACACGCGGGTTGTCGGGGTTGTCCTCGCCCGCATCGAACGGGAGGTTCACGTCGCCCGCGATCTCGACGAGGTCGACGCTGGTGTCCGTCGGCGTGACCTGCGGGAGCGCACGCGCCGCCTCGAAGTCGATCGAGTAGACGTAGATGGACCCGCGCGCGACGAGCGCCGGTCGCGCGCCCGTGCATCGCAGGCGTCGCTCCATCCACGCGCCCGAGAGCGGGAGCCCGTTGAGGACCGAGAGCACGGAGTCGATGAGCCGCGCGACACCCGGCGCCGTCGTCGTCCCGATCGTGCCGTCGTCGATCGCGCGCGCATCCTCGGCGGCGACGTAGACGGTCCACTGGCAGAGTCCGCGGTCCTCCGCGTCGCCCGCGAGAGTGTTGACCGTGCGCGTGACTGTCTCGCCGTTGAACGCGAGGAGCGCGGCGGGGTACTGCGTCACGACCTCACGGATGGAGGTTTCGTTGAGCGATCCTGCGAAGCGCCCCACAAGCGCGAAGGGCCGCGCCGCGGTGGTCCCCGTCGTCGCGTTGATCAGCAGCGACGAGAGCGCGGTGTAGATCGCGCTGTCCGTGTCCGCGAGGGAGAGCGTCACGCGCCACCCCACGCGCGCCAGGTCGCGCGCTCGATCGCCTGCTCAACGATTCGCGCGAACTCGCCTTGCGTCCGCACCCACGCGGGAGCGAGGTACGGATACGGACGCGAGCGCGACGTACCCTCTTCGACGTAGGACCCGTAACGGGTATCACCGAGCACGTCGACACGCAGCGCACCCGAGGATGCACGACCGATCGCGCGGCCTGCGCGCGTGCGGTTCTGCAGCCGACCGGTGCGGTTCTGGTAGGTGTGCGTCGTCGCCGCGTCCTCCGCGACAGCGTGCGCACCCTCGATCGCGCCGCGCTCAAGCTCTTCGTCGAGCGCACCGAGGAGCGCGCCGATCGCGGGCTCCACGTCGAGATACACGCGGTCGGCCATCAGAACCCCGAGCCGTCGCGACGATCCGCCGCGCGCGTGAACGGGTTGGTGTACACGCCTGCCTCGTCGGTGTCGTTCTGCAGCGTTGCGCGAGGCTTCGGACGCTCCGCCGACGACCCCGGCGCGCGCGCGTCGTTGTCGCGGTTCAGCGCCTTGAAGAACGCCCGCGCGGCCTTCCCGAGTTGCGCATACGCGCCCTCCTCGTCGTAGCTCACATGCCGCGACGCAGCGATCGCGCACACGAGGTCCACGGCCTTTCCGACCACCACCACGTCCAGCGTGTCCGTCGTGGCGTAGAGGCCATCGGGGAACGCCGCGCGCGTGAGCGAGCGGATCTCGCTGTTCGCCTCCGCGATGCAGAGGTCGCGAAACGTCGTGTCCGCGGTGGCGCCGCCGTTCTTCGCGAACAGCCGCGCATACGCCTGCGTCGAGAGGCGCGCGGTCACATCGGACGACGTGACGATGGAGGTCTGCTCTGCCACAGGTCAGCCTTCGGTGATCTCTCGTCCGAGCACGAATCCCGTCGCGAGGAACTCCAGCGCGCGGGCCGCGGGAACCTCCTCGCCGGGTCGGTAGATCTCGCCGCCGCCCGCGGAGATGAGCACCCGCGCGAGGAAGCGCGCAGGAGGCTCAGGAAGGGACGCCTCGACAGGGGGCGGCGTCTCATCCGTCGCCGCGATCGGAGCGCCCGCAAGGGGCATCTCCGGCGCGTCCAGCGGGGACTCCGCGGGCGCAGCGGGAGGAGAGAGGTCCAGCGCGGGGCGCGACGCGGGAGGCATCGGCCCCGGCTGGTGCGACTGTCGACGGTCCCGACGGCTCACGAGACGCAGGTGGTGTAGAGGTAGCCCGCGTTGGCGCCGCCGATGACGACCTCGTCGTCCGAGTGCGACACCTTGATGAACGAGCCGCCGCGCACGCCGCGCAGGAGATCGGGGATCTCGCGCGTCTCCATCGTGCCGAAGCGGAAGGTGTAGCCGAAGCACTGCGTCGCGCGCGGCGACGGGTTCGGCTCGACGCGGATCAGCGCCGCGCTCTTGCCCCAGATGTACGAGCTCGCCGCGGTCGCGCCCTCGGCGTTCGAGGCGTACTTCGCGCGGCCGACGACGCAGCCCTCAAGGCCGAACGCCTCCGCGATGAGCTGCTCGTTCACGCGCAGCGGCACGTCACCCGCCGTCGTGCTCGCGCGCGACAGGATGTACTGGAGCATCTTGGGGTGGTTGCGGAGCTTGATGTAGGTCTGCGCGCCGAGGACGAGGTGCGTGGGGCGCACGAAGCACGCCTCGATTGCGTCCTCGATCTTCTGCACGGGGTCGCTCGTCGACACGTCCCAGCGGTCGGCGCCGGCGAGCGCGGCGGTGTTCGAGCCGTAGTTGCCGCTGCCGAACACGACGTCCGCGACGCGCTTCTCACGCCCGAGCATGAGGAAGTTGGTCACGATCTCGGTCGCGATCTGCTTGGGCTGGAGCGGCGCGTCCGCGTTGGCGATCTCGTCGTTGGAGACGAAGTCCATCAGCGCGTAGTCGGTCACGGAGTAGTTGTCCGACGACGTGATGGAGTAGCTGATCTCCTTCGGCATCCCGCGGTTGCCGTTGAGCGAGCTGTCGGCCAGCTCCTGCATCGTGGTCACGGGGAAGGCGAAGATCTTGTCGCTGCGGTTCTTCACCGACACGACGGGAAGCACGGTGTCCGCGATGAGCTCGCGGTTCTTGTACATCACCGCGAGGTTGGTGAGCGCGCGGTCGACGTGCACCGACGACGGCGAGAGCGACATGAGCCGCGCGACCTCGCGGGCGTCGATGCCGTGCTGCGCCATCAGGTGCGCCTGGAGCGCGGCGAGCTGCTGAGACTTGTCCATGTGCGTGGTCCTTCGACGGAGAGAGGGATCAGCCCTGGAGCGCGCCGGGCTTGATGAGGATGGCCACGCGCTCGCCGCTCGAAGCGGACTCCAGCGCGAAGCCGACGATGGCGACGTTGGTGCCCGCGCCGGGGGCCGCGGGCTTCACGCCCCCGCTGGTGTCCGCGACGGTGAGCGGCTGACCGCGCGTGATCGACGCGGCGGCGACGCCGGGGAAGATCCCCGAGGTCACGATGTCGATCGTGCCCGCGGCGGTGATCGCGTTCTTCGCGAGGCCCACGATGTTGACGGAGGTGGGGTTGGGGTCCGCGGCGCCGGGGAGCTTCACGTTGAAGTCGGCGTCACCGACCACGAGCACCGCGCCCTCAGCGACGGTGGTGGACTCGCAGTTGAGCGAGACGATGAAGTCAGGGTTGCGAAGCGTGATCATGGTGTGGTGCTCCGTTCAGACGAGGTTGAGCTGCGCGAGCACCGCGTTCTGCGTCTCGCTCTTGAGCTGGCGCGACGCCTCGACGAGCGCCTGCCCGTAGGTGAGGCTCGCGTTCTGCGACATCAGGACGCGGGCGCGCGCGTCGGCGGCGTCGCTGTGGTTCTCCTGCGACATCGCGTGGAGCTTCGACGCCGGGGGACGCCCGCCCTGCGGCGTGACGGACGCGCTCATCAGCGCGGCGTCGGCGGTCGGCGTCGACGGCGCGGCGACCGTCGCGGTCTTCTGCGTCGCCTCGGGGTAGAGGTCGACGAAGAGGTCGCGCTGCGAGGAGCAGAGCTTCACCAGCGCGTCGCGCTTCGCGGCGGGCGCGCGGCCCGCGGCGATGACGCGGTCGCACATCTCCGCGACCTCGGCGGCCTGCGCCGCCTTCATCTTCTCGACGAGCGCGGCGAGCTGCTGGAGCATCGCGCTCTCGGCGCTCTCCATGTCCTCGTCCATCTCGTAGCCGAGCACGTCGGCCATCTTGCGCATCACGCGCTCGTAGCCGCCCTTCATGGCGTCGGCCTTGACCTTGTCGGCCATCTCCTTGTCGTCGTTCTCTTCCATCGCAGACCTCGGCGCGACCGTGAGGGTCGCAGGGATGTGCACCGCGTCCGGGGACAGCGATGCGGTGACGGACTCCGCGCCGTCGCGCGCCGCGAGCGGCTCCATGCCGTCGAGGAACGGGCGGTTCGTGAGGCCCACGCTCGTAAGGCGCGGCCCGATGCGCTCGCCGCTCTCGCCGTCGATCGCGTCGAGCACGACGGCGGGGGAGCAGTAGCGGTAGCGACCCGCGCGGATGTGGTCGACGGCGTCGCGGTCGACCCATTCGACGGTCGCGTAGAGCGCATCGCCGCGCGCGCTGAGGTCGACCACCCATCCGACCGCGGGCGCACCGGCCTGCATGACGTTGCCGCGCGTGACCATCTCGGTCGCGTGCTCGTAGTCCACGGGGATGCGGCGGTTGGCGGTGCGGCGGAAGTTCTCGACGATGCGCGCGAAGGTCGCCTCGGTCATCTCGAACGCGCCCGCGGGGTGACCCTCGAAGCGCCCGGTCTTCGCGACCTGGATCACGCTGACGGGGTTCTCCTCGTCGTCACCCTCGGCCATGCGCAGCGGGATCGTCTCGCCGCGCATCGCGACGCCTTCGGCGCCGGGAGCATCGGTGCTCTCACGGCTCTTCTCGTCGGCTGCATCCATCTGCTTCACCACCTTGCGCGCCCATGCGTATCCGGCATCACCGCCCCACCCGTTCCACGCCTGCCAGCCCTTGCCGCGCTCGCCCCACGTCGCGCCCTTCTTGTCGACCTCGTGGCGCGTGAAGAACGCGAGCATGCGGCGCACCGTCTCGGGAGAGAGCGTCGCGCCGTTGGCGAGGTCCCGTGCGCGGGCGATCCCCACGGGCGTCATCCCGCGCTGACTCGCGGGCTTCGATGCGCGCACATCGAGGGCGCGGCGCGCGGCGTCACGTGCGCCCTGCGGCGGCGTGAAATCGATGTGGTCGTAGCGGCTCACAGCGAACCCCCGCGCGGCCCCGAGAGCGGCGAGATGATCTCGTCATCGGGCTGCGGATCAGGGAGCCCGAGGAGGTTGCGCGCGTCGCGCTGACCGATCTTCACCCCAGCGCGCGCGAGGTCCGCGATGCGCTTGGCGAGCGCGTCGAGATCCTCCGCGGGATCGACCGCGAAGTGCATCGTCGGCACGGGAGCGCCGAGCCCGAAGCGACGCTCGACCATCGGGCGCAGCAGATCACGGCGCAGCGTCGAGGCGATCGCCACCGCGTCACGCTTCGCGATCATCAGCGCCACGCGCTCATGGACCTCTCCGAGTGCGCGATTGCCTCCGCTCGATCCGACCTCCGTGGTCAGCGTCGCGCCGAGGATGGCCTTCGACATCTCGCCGTTGCAGAGCCGCGTGAGCTGGTCGTGCACGTCGCCGGTGTTCGGCGCGTTGCGGATGTCGAGCTCCGTTGTGTCGGGGATCACCACCGACACCGTCGAGGACATCGCGTTGAGCGCCTCCTGCAACACGTCCACGTCCTCGGGCGTCGCGCGCGCAGGCTTCTGCGGATCGTTCCCGCTGGCGTACTTCCCGACGCGCAGCCCGCGACCGGCCCACTCCGCGAACGCGAGGAGGTCACGGATGCCGAACCGCTTGAACATCGAGAACCACGCGACCGTGCGGCCCACGCCGTCACGCTGCGGGTAGCCCGGTCGCACGCGCGGCCGGTGCACGATGAACTTTCCCACGGGGAACGCGTCGAGCGGCACGCCGGGGAACGACGCGAACGCGCGCTCCGCAGGCGTCATCGCGTTGTGCGCAAGCGGCCCCGAACCGCCGCCCGTTGCGTCCCACAGATGGAGGCGCCAGTCGACCGCGTACGAGAGACGACGCGGGTGGACCATCTCCAGCGACACGGGGCGGCGACCGTCTTGCGACCACAGGACCTCGCACACGGCGCGACCGTGGTAGACGCCGGACTGCAGCCACTGGAGCGCGTCGGTGAATGAAAGCGCGGTGTCCGTCGTGCTCTCGATGTCCGAGAGGACGCGAGTGCAGTAGCGCGCGATCTCATCGCCCGCGACGCCCGCATCCTCGGGCGCGCGAAGCTCCCACTCGGCACCAGACACCGCCGCCTCGCGCTTGAAGAGCTCGGCGTGCAGGTGCGGGTCCGTCTCGCGCAGCTCGTCGAGGAGGTCCGCGAGATCGTAGAGGTACCCCGTGTCCGCGTTGCGCAGGATCGCGGTGAGGCGCTGCGGCGAGAGCGCCGACCCGATGCGGTACTGGAACCGATCGTTGTACGGCGGCGTCGCGAGTTGCACGCGATCGACCTGCGGCGATACGGCGAGGATCTCGCGTCGCGTCGCGATGTCGTGTGCGGGGTTCACCATGCGCGGGTCGTGTCAGTCGTGCGGACGAGACGAGGCGGTGCGGTCGTGACCGTGGGACCGCCGAGAAGATCCGTGAGCGCGTACACCAGCGCGTCGAGACGATCGGGACTCGCCCGCGAGGAGGCGGGGTCCCACGTCGTGATCTGGTCTTCGAGGCGCGCGAGCGATCCGACGTGCGAGACGCGCCCCTGCTCGTAGAGCACGGCGACGGGTTCGGCGCGCGTGGCCTTGCCGCGACGCGCGTGGACGGTGCGCACGGGGAGCCCCGCGCTGCCGTACGCGCGCAGGACCGCAGCGACCATCTCGCCGCCCTGGTTGCCCTCCGCGATCACGGCGTCAGCCTTGTGGGCCGCGTACGCGCTCGCCACGCGACGCGCCCATTCCTCAGGGCGGTAGCGTCCGCTCTCGTCTGCGAGGACGTAGCCGCGACCGTCGTACCCGATGCCCGCGACGACGATGCCCGTCTCGTCGCTCTCCTCGCCGCTCGTCGTGGCGGGGTCGACGGCGACGACGATGCGCCGCAGGTCCGGTGCCTTCGTGACGCGCGCGGCGTCGATCCACGACCACCGCCAGAGTGCGCCCGCCGAGTCGTCGAGGACCTCGCCGTCGAGCTCCTGTCGCCCGAGGCGCGAGCCTGCGTACCGGCGTTCGAGCTCTGCGACGACACCCGGCGCGAGGTTCGCGGCGTTGTCCCGCGTGCGACCGCGCGTGACCACCGTGTCCGATGACGCGATGAGATCGCGGATGATCTTCGTTGGGCGCGGCGTCGTGGTGACGACCACGCGAGGGTGCGCGCCGAGGCGCAGCCCGAAGCGGAGTTGATCCCACGCGTCGGGGTAGCGCCACGCCGCGAGTTCATCGGCCCATGCGCCGTCATGCTGCGGCCCGCGGAGCTGGTCGGGCTCGTCGGCCGAGTACGTCGTCGCCTGCGCGCCGTTCGGCCACGTCAGCCGGCGCCGCGAGGGTTCCCACAGCGGGCGCTCGTCCTTCGGGGAGATCGCGAGGATGCCGGACTCGCCTTCGACGATCACGTCGCGCACGTCCGACGCGGTGCGCGCGACGAGTGCGATCCGTCCGCAGCGACCGGTCTTGACCTGCGCGCGGACCCATTCGGCGCCCGTGCGAGACTTCCCCCATCCGCGACCGGCGAGGATGAGCCACGTCCGCCAGTCGCCCTCGGGAGCGATCTGATCGGGACGCGACCAGAACTCCCAGCGGTGGAGTAGCGCGGCGGCGTCAGTTGCGTTGATCCCCGCGAGGATCGCCGCCCGCTTCTCCGGTGAGAGCGAGGCGATCGAGGCGGCTACGGAGCTCATCGAGAGGGTCCTTCACGCTGTGCTCGTGGCGCTCCACGAGTTCGCCCGTCGCGCGCTTCTCTTCGACCTCGCGCTGCGCCTTGAGCAGCCCGAGCTTCGCGTCGCGCGACGGCTTCTCCGCGCGCCATCGCAGCATGTCGAAGGCGAGCCGCGCGTCCTCTTCGGTGCCCTTCATCGCGCGGGCGTACAGCGTCGACTCGCACCGCGCGTCGGCCGCGTCGATGTCGGCGGCGAACTGCGCCAGCGCCGCGTCGAGGGCGTTGCCGGTGGCGTCACCACGTTCGCGCGCCTCGTTCACCTTGCGACCGCGGTCGAGCCATGTGGTGAACGTGGACCACGACACGCCCGCGGCTGCGACGCAGCGGCGCAGCGGGGCGCCGACGAGACGGGCGCCGATGATGCGCGAGGCGACATCGGTGTTGAAGGTCGAGGGGCGGGGCATGAGTCAGGGGAGCGCCGAGGTTGGAGTCGCACCACCCACTGCGACGGGGGCACCGTCGCGCGTGCTGGTTTCGGCGCGGGTTGAGCGCTTCGGGTAGGGCTTCGCGAGGGGCGCGATCTGCGCGCGCATCGCATCATCAAGAGGCATGACGTAGCGGTGCTTCCGCAGCGGCACGACGCGCTTCGCGTTCGCAGGCATCTGCGGCGCAGGGCGTCCGTAGGACGCGCCCGTCAGCAGCCGTTTATGCAGAACCACGCCGTCGACTTCGTAAGCCTCATTGGCGTGAGACTCGCCCGTGTAGACCCACCCTGCGGCCTGATAGATGCCGCCGTGGTGGTCGCGGTTGGGGTCAGCGTACGACACCAGAACGCGCAGCCCCGGTGACTGCTTCTTGAGAAGCCGCACGGAGATCGCGAGGATTCTACTGACCGCTGACTTGTGTATTGCGAGCGCAACCCGCGTCAGTTCCGCACACTGCGTCTGCGCCACGCCGTAAGACTTCGGCATGTTGCGGTTGTTGCCCCATGAGTAGAGGACGCACCCAATAAAGCGCCCGTCTTCCCACACGCCGATGCGAACGGTCTTGCCCGCGGGGAGCTTTGCTGAATAGTGCCAATTCTCGACGGCGTACTTCGCCGCGGCGTGCGTACACCAGTCGAGCCGCAGCGTGGGCTTAGGCGCGGTTGAACTCATGGCCGCAGTTGGGACAGGTGATCGGCTTGACCTGATCGAGCCGCCCCTGCTCATCTTCAGTGCCCGGTGCGAAGTTCGGCGCGTCTCCGAGCACCGCGTCCCCCGCGGCCTTCACCATCGCGTCGAGCTCCGCGGAGCCGTACCCCATCTCGCGCATGATGTCGGCGTCGCGCTCGAAGGACGCCGTCGCCATCGCCACGACCGCTGCCGCGTCGTCAGTGCCTTGCAGCGCCTTCGCGTTGTCGGCGAGGGTCATCGCGTCGGCCTCAGCGTCGCTCACATCGACGAGCCGCACGGGCACAAGACCCGGCGCCGGGGCGTCGCGGTCGAAGCGGTGCTCCGGCCCGCCACGGAGGATGCCGTCGATCTCGACGCCGTCCATGATCCGCCGTGCGGCTTCGAGTCTGCCGTGTCCGCCGATGATCCGCAGCGTCGACCGCTGCGCGATGATCGGGGCACCCCAGGTCGTGCGCAGGATCGTCCGCGCGAGTCGCTCGACCTCGGCGCCGTGAACCCGCGGGTTGCGCGGGTTCGGACGGAGCGCGTCGAGCGGGAGGTAGACGGCTGCGACGCCGTCGCCCATCGCGCGCGCGACAGGTGCGAGATCACGCTTCGCTGCCATCACCCATCCTCCGGCCATCGCGCGCCGCAGAGACGGCGCTCGTGTCGCGTGACGTGCGCGAGTTCGTGGACGGTGGCGCACGCGTGGACGACGCCGGGTGCGGGCGCGTAGAGCATGGGGCCGTCGAGCGCGGTGTCTCGGATGGTGGCCCACTGCGCGCGCTGTCCGTGGTCGGTGCCGTGCGCGGCGTCGTCGTCGTGGTGGTCGTGCATCGGTCGGGAGCGGCGTGTCGATCCGCGTGCGCTGCGTCCGTGCGCAGGGGGAGGGATACGGACGGGCGCAGCGCGCGGG